TCGTTGTATTATTTATTTTATTGTTGTTTATAATTGGACACTAACCGTTTTTTAAATGACCTTTACGCAGACCATAAACACTGGATTAAAGTTGTGCGCTCGTTTGGAGAGTATTATTTAGCTGAAGATATAGTCCAGGAAATGTATTTAAAGCTGGCAAAACACGAAAACAAAGAAAGATTTTACCGTAATGGAACTATTTACAAGGGGTTTGTATGGATTGTTTTAAGAAATATGTACTATGACTTCGAAAAGAGTAAACAAAGGCTTCAGAAAGTCGATATAACGGAGGCAATTCAGTTAGTTGATGAAAGTAGTCCATACGAAAAAACGAACGCTCAAAAGCAATTAGAAGTAAAAATAAACGAAACAGTAAATAGCTGGCATTGGTATGACAAACTGTTATATGAACTTTACCGAGATACTGGAATGAGTACACGCCAAATACAAAAATGTACTGGAATAAGTTTTAAGTCAGTATGGCAAACGTTAAAATATTGTAAGGATAGTTTAAAAATAGAAGTAGGCGAACATTATGAGGACTACAAAAACGAGGATTATGAATTAATAAAATAACATGAAATTCAAAATAGGTGATATTATAAGGGATGTTGAAGATGGCGACTGTTATTATGTAGGTGAAGTAACTGAAGTAGAAAATAATGAAGTTGCAAAATACAAAGTTTTAGATGTGTTTTGGTGTGGGGATTACATCAAAGACGATGAATATATAGGTAAAATAATAGAACCACAATGGTGGTATATAACTAAATAAAATAAAAACATGGCAAGAAAAAGACGAACAAAAGCTGAAATATTAGCAGCTGAAAGTAAAGGATTAGGAGATACCGTTGAAAAGGTATTAGAAGCAACTGGAGTAGCAAAAGTAGCTAAATGGTTATTAGGAGAAGATTGCAACTGCGATGAACGCAAAGCAAAGTTAAACGAGTTGTTTCCGTACAGAAAGGCGAAGTGTTTAGAACAAGCTGAATACGATTGGTTAAAAGAATGGTTTGACAAAAAGGCGGAAGTAATAAAGCCAAGTGAACAAAAAACAATACTTGCAATTCATAGCAGAGTGTTTGGAGTACGTAACGAACCAACTTCATGTGGATCGTGTATTTTAGAAAGAGTAAACCAATTAAAACAAGTTTATAACACTTACGAAGATGCCAATTCCCAAGCCAACAAGTAACGAAACAAAGTCAGAGTTCATTCAACGTTGCATGACCGATGACAAAATGGTAAGTGAGTTTGAAAACACAGACCAAAGATTAGCAATTTGTTCAACAAGTTATGAAGAGAATCTATCCAAAAACACGAACGAATAAAGTGTGTAGCGTAACTTTAAAAAGTGATTATTACATAGTGTTTATAAACCCAAACATTCATAAATCAGATTGGAACGCTTTAAGATTAATAATGGAAGTAACAGAAATAAATTACTGTGTATTTTTAGACAACGAAATAGAACAAATGGAAATATATCCAGTATCAAAAGACGAATACAGAGATTACTATTATAACCCTAATTAAATGAAGTTAGTTAAAATAAGCGAGGTTAAACCCAACCCGAAGAATCCAAGAATAATAAAAGACGTAAAGTTTAACAAGTTAGTAACTTCAATAAAGGAGTTCCCTGATATGCTAAATAAACGCCCTCTAATCGTTTTTACAGATGTTGACGGTAAATACGTTGTCTTAGGTGGTAATATGCGTTTAAAAGCCTGTAAAGAGATAGGATTGAAAGAAATACCGATTATAGTAGCAGACGAATGGACTGAGGAACAGAAAAACGAATTCTTAATAAAAGATAATGTAGGTTTTGGAGAATGGGATTGGGATAGTTTAGCGAATGAATGGGATGCTGAAAAATTAACGGATTGGGGGTTAGATTTGCCTGTTGATTTAAGCGTTCAAGAAGAACTTGAAGCAGAAGAAGATAACTACGAAATACCTAACGAGATAAACACGGATATAGTATTAGGAGATTTATTTGAAATAGGAGAACACCGTTTACTTTGCGGAGATAGTACGGATAGCGACCAAGTTGCAAAGTTAATGGTTGATAAAAAATGGGATTTAATTATAACCGACCCACCTTACAATGTTGCTTATGAAGGTAAAACAAAAGAAGCCTTGACTATAAAAAATGATAAAATGAAAAGTTCTGATTTTGTTAAATTCTTAACCGATTATTTTACTACAACATTATTAAATACTAAAAAGGGTGGTGGAATATATGTTTTTTTTGCAGATATGGAATTAAGAAGTTTTGTTGATGCTTTTTTAGATGGAGGTTTTAAGTTAAGCCAACAATTAATATGGTTAAAACAAACAATGGTTATGGGCAGAAAAGATTATCATTGTAAACACGAGCCAATACTTTATGGCTGGTATGAAGGAGAAGCACATAACTGGTATTCGGATAGAAAACAAACAACTATATTACAATTTGATAGACCACAAAGAAATGGAGAACATCCAACAATGAAGCCTATACCACTTATTGAATATTTAATGAAAAATAGCAGTAAGCAAGGCAATTTAATAGGGGATGGTTTTCTCGGTAGTGGTACAACAATGGTTGCTTCACACCAACTTAAACGCAAATGCTACGGAATGGAATTAGACCCGAAATACTGCCAAGTTATAATTGACAGAATGAAAAAACTTGACCCAAGTTTAGTTATTAAAAAGAACGGAGTTGAAATTAAATAACAGCACAATTACAGCACAATGGGAGCAAAAGATATTGAACAGCATAAATTCCAAAAAGGCGAATCAGGAAACCCTACTGGAAGACCTAAAGGAAGTAAAAACCGTAGCACAATAGCACGTCAATGGTTAGAAACAACACAAAAAGCAAAGAACCCAATTACAGGGGTTGAAGAAATTTTAACCCAAGAAGATTTAGGAACTTTGGCAATGGTTAAGAAAATGCGAGAGGGTGATGTAGCTGCATATAAGGCATTAATGGATAGCGGTTACGGTGCGCCATTACAACAGATAGAACAAACCATTTTAGAACAGCCAATTTTCCCTGATGTTTCTGCGGACGACTTCGACGAATAAAATACTTAAACTCAAAAAGCGAGTTCGTATTATTCAGGGTGGCACGTCGGCTGCCAAGACTTACGGTATATTATCCGTTTTAATAGCGCGTGCTTCAGCAGTACATGGGCTTGAAGTTAGCGTAGTTGCTGAATCAATACCGCATTTAAGACGTGGAGCTTTAAAGGACTTTATTAAGCTAATGAAGTGGATGAATAAATGGAATGAAAACCAATTCAACAAATCGTTATTAACCTATCAATTTTTAAACGGAAGTACATTTGAGTTTTTTAGTGCAGACGATTCAAGTAAATTAAGAGGTGCAAGGCGTGATGTTTTATACATAAACGAATGTAATAACGTAACCTTTGAAAGTTACAACGAGTTAGCAATACGTACAAAGAAAGCTATATATTTAGACTTCAATCCAGCTAATGAGTTTTGGGTACATACTGAACTAAAAGACGAAGCTGATTCAGACTTCTTAATTCTTACCTACAAGGACAACGAAGCTCTTGACAAGTCAATTATTGACCAAATAGAAAAGAATCGCGAGAAAGCCTCTACAAGCACTTATTGGGCTAATTGGTGGCGTGTTTATGGGTTAGGTGAAATAGGAATGCTTGAGGGGGTTATATTCAGTAATTGGAAGCAAATAGACAGTATTCCAAGTGATGCGAGATTGATAGGAATTGGTTTAGACTTTGGATATACGAACGACCCGACAGCAGCAGTTGAAATTTATACTTATAACGGACAAAGAATCTTAAACGAACTTGTTTACCGTACAGGAATGATAAACAGCGACATAGCTAAAATACTACCTGACAACGTACCGATATACGCCGATAGCTCCGAGCCTAAGTCAATAGAAGAAATTAGACGCTACGGAAAGACGATTAAAGGCGTAACAAAAGGCAAGGACTCAATAAACTTCGGTATTCAAATAATGCAAAGCCAAGAGTATTTGGTAACGTCAAATAGCACTAATCTAATCAAAGAACTACGTGGTTACATTTGGGACACTGATAAAACTGGCGTTCGTTTAAATAAACCTATTGACTTCAATAACCATAGTATTGATGCAGCACGTTATCATGAAATGGAAGTTTTAGGTGTTAATCCTCATTATGGTCAATATTTTATTCATTAATTTACACAAATGACAGATGACCTACCGTTAATGGTGCGCACAGTTGAGAAATTCATCTTAGAAAAGAAAGGTATTCGCATAAAAATAGTGTTTGATGATCCTATGAAAATACGAATACACACAAAAATGTTAGGGCAAGCGTTCGATATTGCCTTAGCTTACTACAATTATCAAATATAAAGTTATATAAATATGAAAACGGAAATAGTAATTCCAACAACGCTTAGTGAGATACCATTAATGAATTACCAAAAGTTCATGAAATTGGTTGAGGGTTCAAACGATGAAGAGTTAATAGCACAAAAGTCTATTGAAATTTTCTGCGGTTTAAATATGCGTGACGTACTCAAAATAAAATGGAGTGATGTTGTTGGATTAGCTAATCATTTTAACGAATTGTTCCAGCAAAAGACGGATTTCAAAACCACGTTTAAAATACAAGACATGGAATTTGGTTTCATTCCTAATTTGGAAGATATGAGTTTTGGTGAGTATGTAGACTTAGACCACAATATTGGCAAGGTTGAAACATTCCACAAAGCAATGGCAGTTCTTTATAGGCCGATAACCAAAAAAACGAAACAAGGCACCTACGAAATAATGCCTTATTCAGGAACGGATGAATTTGCTGAGTTAATGAAATACACTCCTTTGGATATTGCTATGGCAGCATCGGTTTTTTTTTATCATTTAGGAAACGACTTAGTTCAAGCTTCGCTTACCTCTTTGGAAGTGGAGATGAAGAAGAACAAAGAACTCAACACGACTATTCAGAACGGACTCAGTTCAATAAGCAATGGGGATGGTATAATTCAATCTATGCACTCGCTAAAGGAGACGTTACAAAGTTTGATGAAGTTACCAAATTGGGAATACGGAAGTGTCTTACCTACCTTACTTACGAGCGACAACGAACTGAAATTGAAAATAGAGAATTAAAAAGAAAATTTAAAAATGGGTAATTATTATAATTTACTGGACACGTTAAAAGGACACTTCGATAATGATGCGTTTATAAACACAGTAACGGAGGGCGACATATTCAGCGTGGATTTATCTAAACAAACGATATTTCCTTTAGCGCATTTGATAGTTAACTCAAGTTCAATCGAGAATAATATCATTCGTTTTAATGTATCTATTTTATGCATGGATATTGTTGACATTTCAAAGAACGAAAACACGAATATATTTATCGGTGATAGCAACGAGCAGGATGTTTTAAATACAATGTTTGCAGTTCAAAATAGGCTTTACGAAAGCTTAAGACGTGGAGCGTTATTTAGCGATAATTTCATGATAGATGGTAACGCAACTGTTGAGCCATTCGCTGAAAGGTTTGAAAACTATTTAGCAGGTTGGACAATGACCTTAGATATTTTAGTTCCTAACTCAATGACAATTTGCTAATGAGTGAAACACTAAAAGCCTTACAGAAATTTAGAGATGAAGTTGTTAGCCAAGCGAAAGCCGAATTAAAACGACAAAATAAAGACGCGTCCGGTAAATTATCTCAATCAATAAAAGGTGAAGTAAAAGAGTTTCCAAATTCAATCGGTGTTTATTTTGATATGGAAGTTTATGGTAACTTTCAAGATAAAGGGGTTTCAGGTACTCATAAAAAATACAATACAGATTATTCATATAAATCAGGTTTATCAAATAGACCAAGTCCGCGACATTTTGATAAATGGGTAGTTCGAAAAGGATTAGCACCGAGAAAACAAGGCGGTCAATTTGCGTCACGTTCAGGAATTAAATTTGCTTTGGCTGCGCATATACAAAAATACGGGATCAAACCAAGCTTATTCTTTACTAAGCCATTTGAGAAAGCATTTAAGAAACTTCCAGACGTATTGATAGATAAATACGGATTAGATGCTGAAACGCTTTTAAATTCAATATTAAATCAAAACTTAAAAAATATAAAATGAGTATTTTCGCACGTTCACCTTATATAATCGAAATATCCGAAACAGGTCAAGAGGGTTCAAAGATAGAATTAAGATTATGGAACGGAACTGGCTCAGCTCCAACCGACCCTCAATATATACTTAGCAAATTAATTCCAGCTTCAAACAACGTAAACACGTATTATAATATTTCACCTTACATCCGAGAATATATTACTTGGAATGTACGCCAACAAATATATAATACTACGCCAGATTCCGAAACAACACAATGGTGCAACGCACAAGTAAAACGTTATAAATTAGATGCAGGAGTTTACACGCTTTTAAGCACTACAACTTATAAAGCATTTGATGGCTTTGGGTATTACGAACAAGGTTATAATCCTAATTTATATTCGGTTACTACAGTTTTACACGATCAGGGAACGTTTACTTATGCTTATGATAGTTCTATTA